ATTGAAGAACTGGCTGGGCCCCATCCAGTAGACAGTGCCACCCAGCGAGGTCGCCGCCTTGCGCCCGATCAGGCCGCAGCCGGTTCCAAGTTCATTGAACGAGTAGATGTACGGCGGCCCTGTGTATTGCATGGCCCAGACCGCAAGATCGGTCCAGATCAGGCCCTGCTGTGGGCCTTGAATGCACTGCACAATGCGCGATCCCTTGGGGACGCGATAGCTGCCCGCCTGATTGGTGATCAGGGCATTCCACTCGTTGTAATTGTTAACATCACACCAGCGAATAAGCAGCGGATCAGAAATGCCGGTAAACGTAGACCCCCAGGCGATGATCTGACGCTGCGGCATGGCAACAAAAACGCCGTGATTAACAGGAGGCGCTTCAGGGATGACCAAGGCGGTTTTGTCGCCGCTTGTCGGGTTCCATGTGTAGATAGAGCCGTTGATGGGGCATGAAATGAGAACTTCACCCCAGTTATCCAACGTCCAATCTTCTGCCAAGATTGGCGTTCCCGGCAAAGAGAACGGCGGAATGCCGGTTCCGTAGCCTCCCTCGCCATAGCCAAGGATGCCATAGCCGGTCCCCTGCGGGAGAGGGCCACCGCCGTTGTAGTAGTAATAGTTTGCGTCACCGCCGTTGATGAACCCATTCGCCGTGGATGAGGCTTGGGTAGCTGCTGAGATAATGAACGTATTAGAGGTTGGCGTTTCACGAACAATGTAATTGCCGTAGAACGTGATGCCGCCAATGGTGGTTGCGATCAGAACAGGGAACGTGCTTCCGACCGAATAGCCATGATTAGCCAGCGTAACGGTCACGAAGTCGCTGTCGATTGTGGTGTCAATCTCGGGGACAGCTCCACCATTAACAACCGTGGATAGAGCAAGCAGCGGGTCGCCAAGAACGTCCAGCGGATAAATCTTGTAGGTGTTTGCTGATCCGCCAGGGTTATAGCACTGATACTTGCCGAACAGGACAATGCCGCCGACTGCGATCTGCGTTCTGATGTAGACGACATCATAGTCGTCCACGTTGCGGCCAGTGTCCGTGATCGTCACCTCATTAGAACCGGCAACGGTCGAGACGGAAACCGGTACGTCAAAGTTGTCAACCTGCGGGGTTATGTCATTACGCACGTTGGAATTGATGACACTCAAAGCGCCACCGCCAACGCCGCCCTCCGCGCCAACAGCCAGATACGAATTAGAGTTGGTGTCTTCCCATGCCCAAAGCGCACGAACAGAACTGCCAATCTGACTGCCAAAATACTTGGTCCAGCCGCCAAGTTTTTGCACAAGGCCGCCCAAGGTCCGATCCGGTATAAACCGGATGAACTGGCTTTCAGAAATAGCGGCCTCGTTGAGGGCCGGGGTCTTATTCTGATCAACCCCTGGAATGGTCTTGAAGCTGGCGTGAGGCATTTATCACCTCGACGGCGTGGCGACAGGGGACGGCGACTGCGACGACCAGCCAGAAGCCTCAAACTTCTTGCGGGCCTCCTCAACAGCGGCGCCCTTAAGCAGCGTGTTGTACTGGCTCTCGTAAGTCACAGCCATCTGCGGATCGTCATTGGCGCGGCCAAAGTTGCGCTGATACCCGCTGATGTAAATCATGCTGGCCATGATAAAGACATCAGGCAGGTACTTGCTGATAAAGGTTTCCGTGTTGATCGCAGACAGGCTGGCTGGACGATATGTGCCGACCATTTCCACAGAATACGCCTGATCGGGAACAGGCCCGAAAAGGAAGACGTTGTCATTGAACGGCACGAAATACTGAGGCACGCCCCGGTAGGCGACGGCAGATGAGCCATACACCGCGTCCAGATATTCCTTGGTTGTCGGCAGGCATGGATTGCGCGCGGATGTCGGGCCATCCGGGTTAGATTGACCCGCAGGAGTGATGACGTTCATTTGATCGGACACCACAAACGTACCTTCGGGAATGGTCAAAGACCGGTTCCCAACGTTCAGCGTGGCGATATAGGTGACCGTTGTGAACAGGAAGTCCAGATCACGGTACATCCTGTTTTCAGCATAGGTAATGGCCTGCGGGAGGATTATGAGGAAATTAGGATCATTTTCCTCAACAACCGCAAGGGTCGCAATCTGGGTTTTGTAAGTGGAATAGGTAAGCCCGGTCGTCATTTTTCGGCTCCGTTCAGCCTATTCTACCACTTATCTGGCGTCAGAACACCATGCCTCGTGGCGGGCATTATTGGCTTTTACTTCCTCAATTGTTTTGAGGGTGTCCCTAGACGACCACGAAATAGCGCGCCACGCGGGCTGTTGTCCGGCCTCCTTGGCCACGCAAGGGCTGTTTTCAGTCCCGCCGATGCCCATCGTCTTGCAACCGGCAAGCGGGATCAGCAGCGCAGCGACGAGCAGCGGCGTCAGCTTCTTGGGCATTGTCGTTCCTCCTCTTGGCCTCGGCGGCCTGCTCCGCGACGAGCGCCGCGCGCCCCGCGTGCCATGCCCGACTGACCTCGACCTTGTGCCACACAACCAGCGCCAAAACGATGCCCCCGATGGCGATCAGCCGCCAGTTGTTGAGCAGAAACGCCTTGACGAGGGGCCACGCGATGATCACTCGCCATTCTCCTCAAGCCTCTGCTTGCGGAACCACCAGATCAGGCCGCAGGCGATGGCGATGACGACGAACACCCCCATCACAGGAACGCCGAGGTTGTCGGAAGCCGCCTTGAGGTGGCCGGAGGTCTCGCCAACGGCAGCAACCGCAGCCGTGGTGCCTGCAATCGCCGCCGTGTTGGCTTCGCGCGACTGGGTGATCGACCGCTTCGGCTTTGGAGCGTCAGGCCTCACCGCCGCCTCATCCGGCGTCAGTGGCGCGCTTTCGTCCACCTTGCGCCACAGCGCGGCCTCGGCACGCCTGCGGCGGGTCAGGCCCGGAAGCTCGCGGCCTCCGGCCTTGTTCCACTTCATCAGCTCGGCTGGGACGGCGTCATAGTCTCCGCGATTGAGCTTGCGCACCAGAGACGACCGCTTCAGCGCGCCCTCGCCAATATTGTAGCAGAGGCTCACCAGCGCATCAAACTGGTGCGGCTTGAGGGGCGCGGTGACAGCGTTCTCGACGGCCAGCTCGTACTTGCGCAAGTCCCGGCGCAAGATGTCATTGGCGTCACTGGCGGTGATCTTCAGGCCCGGAACGACACGCGGAGGGCCTGCTGCATCGGTGTGGCCATAGCCAATGGTCCACACGCCCGCCGGGCAAAGGTAAGCGTCGAGGCGAAGACCCTCAAACTTCTTGATTAACGCAAGTCCATCAGCAGAAGTTCTCATGGGAGCACCTATTTGTCGGCTTTTTCTTTGTATAGATCGTCAATCTTTCTGAAGATTTCATTCAGAATATCTTTAACTTCTTTAAGCCCCTCACGGAACTCATCTTTGCGAAGATAGTTTTGAGGAAGTTCAACTTGCATATTGTGCAAGTCTTTACGAAGCTCTGCGACTGCGTCCCAAATCTGACGCGCAAACCAGCCGCCAATAGTCAAAGCTGTGCCAGCGGCAAAATTCAGCATGGTCTGGATTTCCATAGGACGCACCTCATTCCAATCTGGCCAAAATTATATGGCAGATTCACCTTGCCTTGAACAGCTAAGGACCAGTTACAGGATAAATCCGAAATTAACGGGAGGAGCGACTGTATAGGTAACAACAACAATACCCTGCGCCCCAGGGTCCCCGTAACGGTTTGCGCCACGGATGGCGCCGCCGCCGCCGCCATAAAGACCGCCCGTGCCTGCCGATCCATTAGTGCTTGAACTGGAGCCAGCACCGCCGCCGCCCGAACCAGCCGTTCCGCCAGCCGTTAATGTCCAATGTGTGCCTGGGCCACCATTAACGCCCGTGCTTGCGCCGCCCGCGCCGCCGCCATTTACCGTGCCTCCATTTCCGTCGCCGCCGGTAATGGATTGGCCACCCCCTAACCCGTTCCCATTGGGGCCGCCTGCGCCGCCGCCGCCGCCACCATAGCCGCCACTGAGCCCTTGGCGCCCGTCACCACCCGCGTACTTGGTTGATCCGATGGAGTTGGCTGTAGCGCCGCCTGCCCCGCCAAGAGAAGAACCGCCCAATCCGCGAATGCCGCCTTGGCCTCCTTCGGCAAGCGTGCCTTCACTAACGGCTGTTGGCGCGGAATTAACAGCAAAGCGAGCCCATGTATTCCCGCCGGGACCGCCGTCTGTATTAGAAGTTACTGGAACAACTCCGCCCGCGCCAATTGAGAAATAAAGAACTTGCCCCGGAGCAGTGCTGGTTACGTCTGCGTTTGTTACCTTTGCATAGGCGCCGCCGCCGCCACCACCGCCAGCGCCGCCAGACCCAGAATTCCAAGGCCCTGAACCGCCACCGCCGATGACCTCAACAGAAAAATTGTTGGGGTTCCAATCGACAGGAAGAGTCCAGCTTGTGCCAGAAGTAAACGCTATGACAGTGGCGACCATTGTGAAAACCTCAAACAGTCAGTTAGGTCTGGTCTGGAGGCGGAACAGGCGGAGTCCACGCCTGAGTTTGCGGGTCGTAGGTCCAACCAATTTCACCCGCCCCATTGTCGTTGAGAACAGTGTAGTGGCCCGGTGGCGGCTGCCACGGCGAAACACCATCCCAAACGCACATATTGTCGCAAATATTCGTGGATGAGTTGACGATTGCATAGATGCTCATGACTCAATCCTCATGCCGGGAACACAGTAATAATGACGCGGCCAGCGCCGCCAGCGCCAGAGGTAGATGTTCCTGCGCCGCCACCACCTCCGGGCTGCGTGCCTGCTGTCCCAGTTGCGCCACCTGAGCCGCCGTTACCACCCCGCGACGAGGCTCCGCCAACACCCGTGCTATGACCGCCACCACCGCCACCGCCCCAAACAGATGCAGCCCCGGCATTATCCGCAGCAACATTAGTCGCAGCCCCACCACCGCCGCCATGAATAAGTGTCGATACGGCAGGGTTGCTAGTTTCCGCTCCTTGTCCCTGAAGGCGCGATCCAGAAATAAGAGGTTCGCCCGGATTAGCAGATGTGGTGCCCGTTGATGAACCTCCAGCACTTAGTTGGCCGCCACCGCTACCACCGGCAAAGCCTGAACCGTTGCCGCCGCCACCACCACCATAGGCTGTGATTAATGAGCCAACTGTCGTGTTGCCGCCAGGCGCACCGGCCTGATTACTGCCCGTGCGCGATACACCACCAGCGCCAATCGTCACCGTTTCCGTCGCGCCCATATCTGACAAAGACAGCCACGCCTCATTGTAGCCGCCTCCACCACCGCCAGAGCATGAAGTTGCCGTGCTGTTGCGCCCGCCAGACCCACCGGCTCCCCATGCCCTAATAAGAACTTGAGAGGTCGAGGCGTACCCTGCTGGCTTGGTCCATGTGGCGCTGGCGTTGAATGTTTGAGTGTTGATGGCAGAATTTGCCCCTGTCGGGCCGGTCGGCCCGGCGCTGCCGGAAGACCCAGTCGGGCCGGTCGGGCCAGTGGGTCCAGCAACGGTTGAGTTAGCGCCAGTAGGTCCAGTGGGGCCTCCCGATCCCGTTGGACCCGTAGGGCCAGACGCTCCTGTCGAGCCAGTAGGGCCAGTTGGGCCAGTCGGCCCAGCGACAGTTGAAGCCGCGCCAGTAGGCCCAGTGGGTCCGGTCGGGCCGTTTCCGGTGGCGCCCATAGGTCCAGTGGGGCCCGTTGGGCCACTTGCGGGGCCGGTCGGGCCGGTAGGACCGGGAACAACGGAATCCGCGCCAGTGGGGCCGGTTGGTCCAGTATTTCCTTGGGTTCCGGTCGGGCCGGTCGGGCCAGTGGGGCCGGTCGGGCCAGTTGCACCAGTTGACCCTGTAGGTCCTGTAGGACCTGTAGGGCCAGTTGGACCCGGCACCAAACCCGAAAGCTGAGAAGCCGTAACCCTTACAGAAACTCCGGCCTGAACGGCCTCAAGCTCTTCGGTGCCATCAAGGCTAACCGCTGCCGGTAGGTTCGGAATCTGCTTGTACGCCATCGTTCTGTTCTTTCAGAAGGAAGTCCAGGTTCGCCTGAAGGCGTGGATCGCTGGGTGATAATTCTACACAAATCTTGGCATGTTTGATAGCCAAGTCCCGAAGACCGAGGTGCCACGCCGAAATACTTAGAAGGTCATGCGGCTGATGCCCCCAAACCTCCGGGTCAACGGTGTAAACCATTTCCCGATTGGTGATCTTGAGCGCCCGGATAGCCGCGCCAAAGCATTCCTCCCAGCGCCGCTGCCGATACATCAGCATGGCAATCTCGCACCACGGCTCACGGGTGTTGGGCGCTTCGTAAGATGCCATTTGAAATGCGCGTTCCGCATTCCACAGATCGCCCAGTTCTGAATAACACCGACCCATGACCCGGTAGGCGTAGCACCGCTCATTCGGCCAATCAGCACGAGGCAGCTTGAGATAGCGATTACAGGCGTCGATGCTCTCCTGCCATTTGCGATGAAAGCTCAACTCGCGGGCATAGTAGAAAGCATTGCGCGGGCAATCCGGGTCTTCCTTGACGGACAGTTCCAGCAGATCAAGGTATTGGCCACGCGACTTGGTCGGGTCCGGCTTGTGG